AGCGTAAGGATTTGCTTTGTTTGTAATCGCTACAATTGGAAGTGTGATTCCACTGGTCGCTCCTCCTAAGACTGTATTTTGTTCATTTAAAATATCAGAACGTATCGTGTAATAGGGTCGTAGAGTTTTTGTAGGTAGTCTTTCAGCAGTTATATTTACAGAAGTGGGATTCTTAACTGTGATCGCTGGTGTAATATATCTCCCAGGATGTGTAAAATTCTTCCCTGATGGCTCAGTACCGACTGTATTTGTTGAGACCATCAAATCGGCCAGAGTGGCATTTTGTAAATATTGATACAGATCAGCCTCAGGTATATCAGCATTTGTTGTAATTATATTTACATTATTTAAATCAGCATTCGCTCCCGAAGCTTTTAATCTGACTTGTCTTGATGATGTTGTGTTTGGATTATGAAACTGATTATATCTGTATCCCATTGTTCCAACTAAACTCTGATCCCAAAACTTTTCTGGAACCAACCAATCTTCTATAAAAACTCCACCATCAGCATCAAAGACTCTATAAGGTTCTATTCCAGAATTATGGGACACAAAAGTATTCAGTGATCCACTTGTAAAACTCGCACTAAATGTATCTGTATAAGGAAGAAGCTCAGGACAATAATTTGTATAAAGAGGTCTTTTATTGATCTTATAACAAGAAACAGAAGCATCTGGATTTATTGGAACAGATTTTGTTTGATTATATCCCGCTGAATCTAAATTACCAACAACTTCTGACTGATGTAAATTATTAATCTGAAATCTTTGTTGATCTACATCATAATTTACTATTGGTTCATCAGCTCCCAAATAATAACCAAATTGATATTTATCAAGATTGTATATTTTGTCTGAAGTTGCCTGCCCAAATGTATATTGTCTCACATAAGGATTAGTTCCTCCATCATTATAATTTGCTCCCTGATAATCAGCATTCCCATTTAACAACATCATCGCTAAACAACCATACGATGTAAAATGATAATCAAACCCAAATCTTCTTCCACCTCCTGTTCCTAACTCATATATTCCCGAGGAAGCGTTTAAATGGAAAAAATGGTCGGGGATCTTGTTCCCTGTTTTAGTAAATTGGAGACCTATCTCAAAATGATCTACTGATCCAATTTGATTATTATTTCTTAAAACTTTTCTGGCGAAACCAGCGACCAATTGATCGTAATTGGCTTTCATTTGTCCGTTAGAATTTATTCCTCTAAAAGTTGTGAAATCAACATCTTCAGAGGTTAAATTTATTGTATCAGGATTAAAATCACAAAATAAAGGAAATGATGTTTGACTCGCTGAAACAGCTGAATTATATAAATCATAACCTAATGAATCAGGTCCCGTTCTATTGTCTCTTATATTACTCCCAAAATCACTTGGATTTTGTAATGAAAATGGATCATTCTCTTCATCAAATAAATTCATATGTATAAATCTTGTAAATGATGCTGAAACATCTATCCCGCTCTGTTGATAATCATCAAAGAGCTCTGGATAATTGGCCTGAACCGCAAAAAAATCACTTAGTAATTTTATATTTTCATCGGTAAAATAAAGACCAGTACAGAATACTTCTTCATTTATGTGATGAGAATCTTTTCCAGTATCATTTAAAATAATTCCCGTAGAACCATTTAACTTTTTACCTTGTATATATAATTCTGGTCGTTTCAGTAATATATGTTGATAATTTGCCAACCAATGATAAGAATTATTCACATCACCAGTTCCATCTGTTTTAAACCACTCATCAAATGTTTTCTTGTTAAAATTTGTCGCAGTAGCACAATTATACATCCTATACATCGGTGATTCTGTTTTAAAACTAAATGTTTCTTTTCTTGTAAAATTATTTGCGTTAGAACTTGTATCATATTCTAAATATTCCAGATTCGTTCTTTCATTTAATTCTTGAGTTAATTGATCGGCTAAATCTGTTGGAGAATTATAACCCGGATTCGCTTTGATTGATATTAAATTTCTTACTTGTATATACTCCCCAAATGTTGCGGGATCTCTTAATCCTTCAGCGTACGACGCACTATATCCATCTGCTTGACTTGGTGGTAAAAATGTAGTTTCTAATGCGGAAGGAAATTTAAATGTAAATAGCTGATGTGAGTTTGTATTCACTGACGCATTCTCACTCATTTTAATAGATAAAAGATCAGGTGATACACCTATCACAGAAGCATTATTTAGTGAAAAAGGAGTTTCAGGTGTAGATGTTTTTATAAGAGATCCTAATAAAATTCCTTCTGCTGTATTTCCGTGAGTTAATACTATATCAGGAGATCCCGCTTGTGCTTTACCAGTTAATGTTATTTCTGGTGTGATGGGTGTTCCATAAAATGTTTGTGTTCTTGTAAATAATGTGAATCTTGATCCATCATTTTTACCATCTACTCTATAATCACCGTGAGCAGCCCCACTTCTATAAGGCCAGTATTTAGCTGATAGATCAGCGGAACATCTATTTAATGGTCTTGGAGGATTATGTGTTTGCCCCGTATCATTCGCCGCAGAGACAGCTCCGCCATCACGACGAGAATAGGATGTCCAAAATGTTGTTGGTGTCCCACTTAATCCAGAAGCAGTATATCTCCTTGGTAAGAAACAATAACAATCTCCATTGGCACACTTATAAGGAGAAACAATTAAATTTAATGTATCATCTCTTATTTTAATATTTTGAGTTTTATTAGAACAATTTACTAATGTGAATTTTTGTGGTAAATCTTCATCTCTTAATAAATTCTGAAACTCCGTCACCTCAGTATTTACTGAAGCATTTAATTCTCTTCCTTTTATTTGGATTTCACCACTTTCAGCTCCTATTTCTGAAACAAAAGATGAATGAACTGATATCTGATCACCAACTCTTAAATGTAATCCAGTTCCAACCCTATTAGTCCATTGAGAAGGATTTTCATTATTAAAAGATAGTGCCTCATCACTTTGTGATCTGGCACACTCAATTAAGGTTGTTTTTGTATAACCATTACTCATTTTATTAATGAGTAGAAGAAAAAAATTATAGACAGAAAATAAAAGATTTACAGATTACTTCGTTAAGCGAAAGATATGTTTAACATTCCATCCTCAAGTTGAGCGACCTTCACAACCTGAAGCCATGCTCGGAGAGTAGAAGCTCCCGCCATAGTTGTGCGTTTATCATAGAGTTCCAAACCACGAGAATTTACTCGCTCCCCACGATTGAGACGATAGGCTGTGTAAAAGAACTTCTGGCGAAGATCATCCTTGGCGTTGTAATCCTCAAAATTTATTGATGTAGGAGTATCAGTTTGATCCGTTGCTAATTGACCCTCACCTCTGTAAAGATCACGGGAAATATACGGGACACGACCTTCACTCTGGAATACATTGTGATAATGTCTTGCGTCATTACTTACATCAATCGGGTAAAGGAAATTATCATTGTATTTTAGGTTCGTCACAACTTTACCAGTAGAAGTAGTAGAAACAGAAGGTCCTTCAGCGATATAGTTATTGAGAAGAGAACTATCCTTTGGAGCATCCTGTTGAGCAGCGACAAATACCTTATTTACAATACGACCAGCTCCACCAAGATTCTGAATTAATTGACCCGAAAACTCAGTGGCAGATACTGTCCTTTTCATAAACTGATAATCAACATAGTTAAAAGCCATCTTCGCATTTGCTTGGCGATATTGTTCCATCATATCCTGAGGATAGTAAATGTAATCAGCGATTAACTGACAATCACCACGAACTAAAACTACATCCTTGGTTAGAGTGGCTCCTTCAGTAATACAGACCCGCTCACTCGTAGTATCACTCTGGCGAGTTGTGAAAGTTAAATGAATACTTACCTGCTCACTCATCATAAACAGAGGAAGCTGATTAGTTTTGAGGAAGGGGAAAAGATCCGCCAGTAATATAGAATAAGTTGGTTTATTCTTTTCATCTTGGAAATCGTGAATAGTTCTGGAAGGTGCTTGGGCACCATCCTTTTCTATTGGTTCCCATACCTTTGCCTGAGCTCCCATAGGGACAGTGCTCTTTCCATTATCAATCTGGATAGACTTTGCTTCAGTTAGTGATTCAGTATTAGATGCTGAGTTGGAAGCATTCTCAAAAGGGAAAGATCGTGCGTCAAGTGTAGGAGCGATTGTCATAAAACGACCACTCATTACTTGCTCACGTTCCTTAATAGCGTCGGGAGGTAGGAAAGTTGCCTCATAGGCTGCGAAATGATTGTAATCTTCTATCTCACAGACAGTCTTAGTTCCAACACGAAGAGCCGCTCTCTGAATCAGAGAATGAACTCCAATGTTCGCTGGGTAGAAAACACGACCATCCACGCCAGTGAAAGCACCACCATCAGTAGATAGTGTAATACGAGAGTTTGAGTGAAGGATCCCCTTATTATCTAAAACAAAACGAGCCTCGGTTTCTGAAAAGATTACTGGGTCAAGAATATCAGTCTGAACATTAATCGCTGTATCAGAGCTGACTGATCCTATGCGTACGAGATCGGGAATTTGAGAAGGTTGCGGTTGAGAGGGTGCGTCAGAGTCCATATTTATGATATGAATTTATAAAAAAATTTAAGGTTAATTTTAAAATATTGATTTACTTCATTACCTGAATAGATCCTTGAGCCGATACGACTGTCTGGCGAGAATGAACGAAGAGGAAAATACTCTGTGGGTTATCTGTAGTTAGTTTGAGTTGTAATTGGACTCCGAAAGGAGAGTTGCTGAAATCAACACCCTGATCACTAATTCCATCATAACTTACACCGATTCCCCACGCTGCTCCGCCATTAATAATTGTCTTGGCTCCCGAGTATGTATCATCAGTAGAATAATCAATATTACGATAAACACTGGGTTCTACAGAAGTCCTCTGGATCTTAGCGAATGACATTACAGCGTTCATATAATTCCTAACAACTTGTGCGTCAGCGGTTTCATTATCAGCCTCCGCCTGAGTTTTCTGAAGAGTATCAATGTTGTATTCTAAGGGTTGTCTCTGTCCCGCTCGGGTGAAAACAAGTTGCTCAATCTGTGCGTTAGAACCATCCTTGTTTGTAAATTCTAAGGTCGCCAGACCATCACGAGTAAAGTTATTAATGTGGGATGCTGGAACAACATTCATAAATGCTCCTAATACTGATTTGAGACCAAGGTTAAAGTTTAATACTGCGTTGGCCGAGTTAATCGTGTTGTAGTACGATGAGATAGAATTATATACAAAAGTGTTTGTCATCTGAGGATTAAAGTTAGGATCCGGAGTCTGAACTTCACAGATAAGTCTTACATTGGATAATTCATAGAAAGCATCTACAATCTTAGCATCTGAATCTGTAGCAGAGAAAAGAACCTGTTGATCTGGTGCTAATTGGATCTCAATATTGAGACCACCTACACCCCACGTATCAGAAAGTGGGATTGGTTCCTGACCTAAGAAAAGACCACTCACAAGTGGAATACAGAAAGAGTTGGGCGAATCACCAGCCGACGCACTTGCTCCCTGAGTATTAGTAATGACACCTAACTGCTGTGCTTTGTAGTTCGGGAAGCGAAGAGCTGTCTCGTAAGCATGGCAGGCGAAGTCAGCTTGGGACTGAGTGACGCTGAGGTAGGAGCTCATCATACGATTGTGATGATTGATTGTTTCCATTGTCTGACCAGTTCGCTGACTGAAAATAGATAGAGTATCAATCATAGAATAAACACCTAAACGTTCATTCATACGAATATCATCCGCAGCGACTGGAATAATTGTAGAGTTCTTTTTTACTGTGAATTCACCTACAAGTCTTACAGAGCCAGGAACAATATAACGATCCTGTGCTCCAACCAACAGCTGAATAGTTGGCTGACCATTCTTGTATGATAATTTACCATCACTCGTAATATTACTCGGGACTATCTCTAAATGTTGATTACTGCTCATTTTTATAATGAAATTTAGATTTTAATTTAAGGTGAATTTTAAAAAAAAAACATAGAATACATAAATATGGTTAAAATGATTGTAAAGAAAAGCGACAAACCAGGAAAGAAATTAATGGCGGTCTTCACTAAAGATAATGGTCGCACTAAAACGACCCATTTTGGAGCCTCGGGAATGGATGATTATACTCTTACAAAAGATAAAGAACAAAGAAAAAGATATAGGGAAAGACATAAAAAAGATCTTAAAACTGGGGATTACACCAGAGCGGGTTATTTATCATATTATATTCTGTGGGGAAACTCTACAAGTCGTAAAGAAAATATAGCAGCGTATAAAAGAAGATTTAATTTAGGGTGAATCTGGTTCTTCATCTGATTCCGAATTACCAAAATCATATACTTTTTTTAGTTCCTTGATTTCTACTTCCAGATTATCATTTTGTTGTTTGAGTTCCTTCACCAACTCAAGAAGATCAATGTATCCTGTGTCCTTTGGAACACCAAGAGCAACAGCCATCTCGTCAAAGCACTGGTCGGGAGTCATAGTCATTTTCAGGGTTCTTCGTTAGGGTTTTTTTGATATGTTAAATTTTTTTACCAACTATCAAATTTTTTTTACTGGGACTTAAATTCTGTTAAGAACTTTGTATGGAAATAACGACTGATTGATGTTTTTATATTGTAATTTGTGATCTCAACCTTACAATGATCTTCTGGATACATTTTATTTATGAAATCAATTATGTAGGAGAGCTCTTCCCACGATTTCATATGAACCCTTTTTCCATTTGGTTTATTGTATTTATCTCCTTCACGTTGATAATCATCAAAGAAATAGTTTGGATTGTTTTCAGGAGTCTTTTCTATTGTTAGAGTTCCATCCTCTTCCTGAATACATTCTGGGATAAATTCTACATAATCTACATCAAATCCAAATAAATGAAGTTTCCTATATCTGTCTAAGGCTGATACAACGGCGGCCGATCCACTACACCAATTCCTAACATATTTAAATGAACTCATAGGATACATTAGAAGATCTTCTATAAAAAAGATTGATCCATCCTTGGGATACTCTTTCCAAACTTCCTTGATAGCGTTTGATAATACATAAAACTGACACTTCTTTTCTTTCACAAATTGTACCACTTCAGGATTCTTACAAACAACTCTATCAACATTCACATAAATATCTGGGAACCAATCTATTTTATTCCAATATCTAAAAGCCAGACAACAACCAATAATATCATATTTAGATCGGTCTATTTTAGTGAAATCAAATCCTTTTAAAGATGCCCCATTTCCAAAGATACAAACTTCCTTGTTGCTCATTTTAATCTTAAAAAGATTTATTTTTTATGTAAGTAATTTTAAAAATGCCAATGATTGAGGTTGATCCGATGAGTATAGATCAATTAGCGGGAGCTGTTGTCCTGTTTTTAGGTTCTGTTGGTTCATTATTGCTCGTTGTGTGGCAGAGCAAGTGTCATTGTAAAGTGAATTTATGTTATATTTTCCAATGTGAGCGACGTCCTCCTAATGAAGAAGAAATGAAATCATTGAAAGATCAAACTAAAAAATTAAAGGATATGAAGAAAAAAGAAGAGAAGATCTTGGAGAAAGAAGATGAAATTTTAGAAGAACAAAGAACTCCGAGGTTAGTGCCTAAAACTTCTAAAGAATTATTTTATGAACCTGAACCTGAGCCCGAACCTTCATTAGATAAATTAGTTTAATTATTTCATAAATACAGAATGAAAATCATTGATTACTGGTTTAAATCCTAAGGATTGGAACTCTTTAATCAATTTATCATAATCACAAAAATCGGGTCTGTCTTTCTCAAAGATTATTAATCTTAAATATGGAAATAAATTTTTATTCTCTTCATAGAATGTTTCTAAGAATCCTTCACAATCAGCTATAAGAACATTAAAATTAAAAAGTGGTAAAGGATAATTCATACAACCCACATCGTTCGTTAGACATTCTTCAGTATAAGTTGCCCAGTCATTATTATCTGGAAACTTTCTTGAATCTTTAATAATTTTCTGTGGTTTTTTACTGATTGTTCCCTTGATGATTGTAAATTCAGAATTATGGAGTTTTTTGTTTCTTTCTAAACATTCCCAAACCCTTTCATCAGGCTCTACTGAAACTTGTTGGGTTTTATCTTTTAATATTTTATTTATCGCTACACTTGTCCCACCATATCTTGCTCCTAACTCCAAAACTACATCAGAAGGTTTTACATATTTCTTAATTAAATTTATTTCTCTGTATTCATATTTTTTATAATCTACTCGTTTATTTTTTTCATTAAGGAATTCCATTTATTATAATAATAGATAATAAATGTCAAATGATAATATGAAAACTATTAATGATATAACAATCTTTGTTATTAATTTAGAATGTAGAAAAGATCGTTGGAAACAAGTCCAACAAATGTTTTCAGAAAAAGGTATTACAAACTATGAACGTATAGAAGCCATTAAAACAAAAAAAGGATATTATGGTTGTGTTCTTTCACACATTAAATCTTTAACAGAAGCAAAACAAAGAGGTCTTTCAGAGGTTTTAATTATGGAAGATGATTTTCACTTTGTTGGAAATGGAGAGTTTATTTATCCACAAAAATGTGATGTCTGTCTATATAGTTGTAAATTAAATGAAAAGAAAGATTATGATGATAATTTTTATAGAGTCAATGATGGTCGCCATACGGATTTCTATTTAGTCAAAAGCCATTACTATGATAAACTTATCAGTGTGTTTATGACATCGCTGTTAAATTTATTAAAAGAATATAAACAGAAAAATTATTTAGATGTATCTTGGGTGAAAAATCAAAAAAATGATTTATTCCTTTGTCCCAAAGTCAGATTAGGATATCAGAGAGAAGGATACTCTGATATAATCAATAAAGAAGTAGATAGAACAACTGATTTATTTCACCGAGCATAACCTTTTATTTTCTTTTTCTTTACTTTTTCCGCTAAATCCTTATCAGCTTTTCCCCAAGTTCCTGGTTGTTTCATTATGAAACTATAGATCCGGCCGAAAGCCCATTGTTCCGCACTCATTTTACCTTTAAGACTTCTCCCACCCACTTTTTTTCCAGTTGATTCTGATCTAACAGATTCTGGATTACTCTTTCTGGCCCCAACACCACGATCATAGACTTGGTTAAGAATGCTGATAGGTATTCCTGTAATTCGTGAAATTTCTGATTTACTATGTCCTTTATCTTTTGGAAAACCATATTTTTTATTAAACTTTTCTTTATTAGTTGTCATATTTAATTTTCATATATAAAATTTTAAATTTGATAATTTTATTAAAAAATAGATGTTATATTTTATTGATGACTTTCCATTCGGTCGCTTATCCACTAATGTTTTCATTAGGAAATGTAGATGAACTTCCTTGTGGAGAGCTCCCAAAACACTATCAAGGGGGTCAGTATTGGCAATATTGTTATAAAGAAGAATCTTGGTTTGATGACTCAAATATATTTGATAATCCATTCGTAGATGTTGATGATGAATGTGAATGGGATGATGAAATCAAACCTTTAAAAAAATCTAACTCATATGATATTTTAGAAATTGATGAAGATGCCGATGAAAGTGAAATCAGAAAAGCTTTCAGGAAAAAAGCTCTGGAAACTCATCCAGATAAAACTGGTGGCGATGATGAATTATTTAAAAAAGTTAGAGAAGCATATGAAACAATAATGAAATATTTTAAGCCCTCTTAGGTCTTACGTGAAAGACTACCTGTGTTGTTCCATTTAATGAATTTAATTCTTTTTCATCAGCTCCAACCAATTGGACCTGAAGCTGATTTAATATTGTTTCTGTAGGATTTTTAAGATCTATATATGTTTTTTCTCCGGGAGCAAAATACAGCGGTCCATATTGTCTTCCATCATTGGAAAATTGAGGAACTTGATATAAGATCTTAGAAATACCCGACTGACCACCATTAAACGATTGGTGTGTTAAATTTGGAATCCTTACAAATGCTGAAATAGGAGCTTTTTCTATCTCATTTGGAGAAGTGAATATCACAGTGTTCGTTCCCGATCCAGAAACATAACCATCTATTGATCCTTGGTCTTGGCTCATAATGGCTCGGTCTCTGTATCCAAGAGCCAAAGACATATTAGGAAATCTTTGTCTATTTAATAGATAATCTTCTACTTGGGGAATTGTATATTTATTACCTATTAATACGTGATCCAAAAGGACTCCTTCAGAAGCATTAAAACCATGCGGTTGGAAATAAGCAGCGAGCCCACCCACTGAGAAATAATTCAGATAAGTTTGAGAACCATCAATTGTCGCTACACCTCCTGGTTCAGTAATGACACCATTGACATTCCTAAATAATGTGATTTGCCTTCCATTCACAAGATTATATTTATCAGATGAAGCGATACGATTTGTAGAATAAAAATCAGATCCTGGGACAAATTGTCTCGGGCCAGCTGTTCCTACCTGAGCATCTGTTGCGTTATAAGTTGGGAATAAATAACTGGAATCTCCACCATATTCACTTTCATATTGAGTCATTGTAAGATCTCCTGATCCAATATTAAATTGAGGATAAAGAGCATAAGTTGTATCACCGATTGGTTTAAAACATTCATCACGATTTTTAGAAAGATTTGGTCCCATAAACTGATGGTAAGTTGATGATCCAGAAATCCCAGCAAATACAGAAATGAATGTACCATCACTCTCTAAACGAATTCTATCATATTTAGCATAAAAAGCTGCGGAAGTCATAACTCCTCCACTATGAACTCCACCACTTTCCCAGTATTTCATCTCATACATTTTCCAAGTTGATGTCAAGGTTGGTTCCTTACGATTCATACTACAAAACATACGGAGACCATCATTGGCTCCTGTTCCAGTTTTACACTCCACAACAAAATCATAATGTTCTTTACCTCTTGATTGGGCTACACCAGTGTGATAGCGATAATTATATTTAGTTTCATATCCGTGAGGATATAAATTTTCTACAATTCTGGAAGCTCCTTCTTGGACTTCATATTGGACGTGTGGTCGGGACAATCCAACTTTCCAATAAGTTGCTGATGCGTTATTCACATCAACAGTCATTCTCCCTCCTTGGTTTGAGAAAGGTCTTCCAGTTAATATTCCAACCGCTTGTGTATCATTAAGACTATTATCATTACCCGCTGTTCTATTAAATATTCCTGTGGCGGGAGTCCAAGTAAAAGCATCAGAATGTGATCCATTATTTTTATTAGGTCTCTGTAAATTATAATAAGGAGTGCTTCCTAACTGATTTGTTATGTTTGTTCCTGAACCAGATGTCCTTTGGACGAATTTAATTTTTAAACCCGCTTCTTCACCTGTGGCTGTCGTATTAATATCAACTGAAGCATTAGCGAAGATAGATGGATGACCATAACATTTATTTAGTTTTGATTCTATTTGATTTTTGTATTCATCAAGATTATAAGTTCCTTCATCCAGTTGGATCCTTCGGGGAGCTTCTATCTGGTATGGTTTATCATCTGATTCATCATTCTTTTGACCGAAGTAATGACAGAAATAAGAATTAGATTTTATATGAACATTCGGTGTTCTATTTATTTTTACACTCTCAACAGCAATCTCAGAGTTCGGTGCTATTCTAATTGGCGACCTGAAAAAGTTAGTAAAATTACTGGGATTCTCCGAGGAAATGTTAGAAGTGTTTTCCTCTAATTTAGAAGTGCTGACTATTAAACTCATCTTTTATATTTATGTATAATAAAAAAAAATATAGAGTAAATTTAAAAAAGATGGCTTATGGAAGCAGTGCGAAGAAAAAAGGAAAAGTTAAAGAAATGAAACCAAAGGAATGTAGTTCCTGTGGGGAAACTCAACACAATGTTCCCAAATCTGTAGAACAAGATAAAAAAGTCAAACCTAAAGAAGTTTTCGGCGACAAATATAAGAAGAAAACTAAGTATTAATTTTCATATTCGGACAACATCGCTTTTATGATTTTTGTTTTGTTCCAAGATCTCTTCACATCCACAGGATATTCTTCACCATTACAAACCTGAAGTAATTCATCCTTCGTTATGCCATAGTCCATTACCACTTTGACGTCGGGTTCTGATTCGTGAGAATAATAGGGCTTTTTCACTGGGCAGATCCTCAGGCCACAAAGGAAATAGTGGTTCGGCTTAAAAATTTCGTGGCGAGGTTCCAGATTTAAAGTCCGACCAGACAAATAACTGGCATAAATTCTACCAGAATGAAGCTTTTTCTCGTACCCTCGCCGAAGAAATCCAGACTCCTCATCTGCTTCTCCTTCACCACAATTACGAATAATCTTTTGTAGCTGATTCGGTAAATGAACTTCTTTACAAACCTTTCGGTTGTTTATCACGTGAATCAAATAGTTGTTGTAGAGATACAACCACACATCATAGTCAGTTTCTTGGAGCCACGACAGGAGACTGACATGCGAAGTAGAAATCATAATTTCTTTTCTTTGTTTTGTTGTAGCAAAGTATTTTATGAACTATCAAATTTAATAAGCAGTTGAGAAAGGAATTTAATTATTTCTTAACTTCATCTGTGATTCCCATCTGATAAATTTCTTCCCATCCAATTTTATTCCATTCTTTAATTTCTTCTATGAAGTTCTTTGGACTGAAAGAATGTTGTTTAATAATTTCTTCTAAATCTCCATCATCTTCGTGATGATCTTCTATAATATCAGGGAGACGTTCTTTGATTAATTGAGCTGACAGATAAATATATTTTATACAATGATCATAATACATTTTTTTCATTTGTTTTATGAAATAATCTTCCACCTTTTCCTTTTCTTTCTGTAAATCAAAATATTCATTGTTTAGTTTCTCAATAATATCCCAAGAATCCATATTTTAATTTATTAATATTAAATACAAACTATCAAATTTATTAATACTCCATTTTTGGAGTAATACTCCACTTTTGTAAAAAAGAAAATCAAGAAGTGTTCCAGAAAAAATAGAATTCTCAAAATGGTTCTTAATTTCACAAAAACAAAAAACGGAGTAATACTCCACTTTTGGAGTATTTACTTAAAAGAATAGTCATTATACATAATAGTATGAATAACGATCGTGATAAGGATAAAATAAGAAGAGCTTTACAACGTTTTGATCTCATTCCTTCCAAAAGAAAAACCAAAGCAGAACAAAATAGATATAATAAAATAGGAACATTCATTGATACAGCCAAATGTACGAACTCTCTCTTAATACTTAAATTATGTATTAAACTCATAGAAGATAAAAATACAATATGTGAAGAAGTATCTGAAGATTTAGATCCTATGTTCGTAAAGATATTTAATGATTATAACAAAGAAGAGCCAATGACCCGAGAAGAAATTATTATTTCATTACATCAGTCTGTAAGAGCTCATTCAGCGGATAGGAGTAAAGTATGTGAAGAAAAATACAATCAAAGATTAGAATTTGAGGAGTTAATACAAGAAAAGAATAATAAAATAAGAGAACTCACTAATGAACTCAATGATATGACATTTAAGTATAATAAGTCAGAACAATTAAGAATGGAAATGATAGACAAATATGATAGTGATTCAGAAGAAGAAATAGAACCTATAAATGATTGTTATCAGAAAGATCACACTCCTCTGCCAGTAATAAATTATGATACAGATGATAGTGATGCGGATATAAATTGGAAAGAATTACAGCTGAAACAAGAGTTGGAATTCCAGAAACATAATATTAACATATAAGTAAATTCATTTTTTAATCACTTTAATCATTATTTTTTAATTTTTAGTCATAAGTTTTTTTATATTTATTGATATAAAATGACAGATTATCTTGCTGATGTTGTTATGCCTCCCCCTACCGAAGAACACTGCGAAATACAAGAATCATTACCAGAAGGAGAACCTCCTAAGGATGAAGTATCATATGTATCAGCCGAAGAGTTTGATGATGATGAATTAGACCCTATTCCTGAACCAGTCAAAAAGGATAAGATCCCACAAGATGAAATTTTCACACCACCAAAAGTAAAAACTATTCTTGATCCGGAGCCCACAGAAGATATTCCTCCCCAAAAGAAACCAAAACAAACAAGGAAGAAAAGAGGTCCCGCAACACCAGAACAACTTGAGAGATTAGCAAGGGGAAGAGCAAAAGCTGCTGAAACAAGAGAAAGAAAAAAGAAAGAAAAAGAAGAAGCACTCGCCAAAGAAAAAGCTGATAAGGAGTTGGTAGAAGCGGTCAGAGAAAAGGAACGTAAAAAGTTAAGAAAAAAATTAGAAGAACCAGATGAAGACGTTCCCCCTGTGCCAAAAATTATTGAGAAACCTGTTGTTGTGGAAAAAGGATATTCTCAAAAGGATTTAGATGAAGCGGTCGCCAGAGCTGTAGAACAATCTGTTGCCAAAGTAGAAATCCTCAGGAAACAAAGGAAAGCGATCAAACAAAAAGAACAAGCAAAAGCGAAACACGAAGCAGAAGTTTTTAAAGATATAAATTCAGCTCTAAAGAATGATGTCTGGGCACAATGCTTTTTGTGATTATGAATTTAAAATTTTTATGTTATTAATTGATAAATGGAAGGTCCCAAAGTGATTCCCGTGAAAGATCCAGAACCAATAAAAAGTAATCATCCACCACTTCATCCTAATTTACCTCAGGTAGATGGATTTGGTGGAGGAGCTCTATGTTTATTAATTTCCCCTGTCAGAACAGGGAAATCAACACTCATTTCTAATATGTTATTAAACGATCAATTTTATGATGCTCAGGAAAGATTTGATAATACAACCATAATCAGTAATACGATTGCTAATGATATTACATCAAGATTTTTAAGAAAAGCTTTTGATACTCACGATCATTATTCTGATGAAATTATAAATGGAATTGTAGAACATCAGAAATCTTTTGATAAAGAAGATCAGCCAGAGATCGCTGTTGTGTTAGATGATTGTTTAGGAAGTATTAAACGTGAATCTAAAATCAATCATTTGTGTTCCAGATTCCGTCATTTTAATATTAAACTTTTGATTGTCAGTTCTCAAAATTTCAGGATGTGTAGTCCAATCATTAGACAAAATGCTACAAATGTTATTGTAGGATCTCCTTTTCCAAATCAGAAGGAACTTGGGAAAATGGCAGAAGAATATGGTGATGTGTTCGGTGGAGCTGAAAACTGGTTAAGAATATATGCTCAGGCGACTCCAAATAGATATGACTTTTTACATATGGATTTCCAAAGTAATCCTCCAAAAGCATATCATAATTTTGAGACGTTAGTAGCTGAAGGATCTAAAATTTTAAATTCTCCCGAGTAATTTATTTTTATTTATTTATACTATAAAAATGGCAGAGGCACACGCAGATTTGTTTTCTCTACAAAGTCAGTTGGGAAGGAACTCTATTGATATGAATGAAGCAAAGTTAGAGAATTATAATACTAAAA